GTTCGCCTCATCGAGGCCAAGGAGGGTGACCCGACCGAGAGCAAGCATCAGCTTGGCGCGGGCCTGGTCCGGCATGTCCTCCTCCTCGGTCAGCTCGGCAGCACGGGCCAGGATCTCGATCGGGAACTCTTCGCTCGACTTGAGGGCCTTGAGTGCTGCCTCGGCAACTTCCTCGGCAACGGTACAACCTGCGGTTCGGTTGAAGCGGTCGGGCAGCTTGAGACCGTGCTGCAACACGTACTCGGCAATATCCAAGCCGCCAACCCAGTCGCCGGCGTCGAAGCGCCAGACCATAACGGTGGTCAACACCTCGTCTTGAGCCCCACGGCCAGCGGTCAGCACGCCAGCGACATATGGCTCGTAGGTCGGGAGCAGGGCAGCCTTGAGTTTTGCTTTGCCGTCCATGGACTGGACATTCGACAAGCGCAGCTTGTCCTGGTGAAGCTGGGCGAGCTGCATTTCGTAGCCGTTCAGGCCATCCATCAGGGCGGCCGGGGCAGTGGCTGCAGCCTCCAAAGCTGCAGTCGCCTTGATGAAATGGCGCTTGGCTGGACTGATGGCCATGGCGTTATGCCCCCAGCTCGATGTTTTCGACCAGGCAGCCGAGACCGTAGTCCTCGACGACATAGGCGTCGTTGCTGGACTCGAAGTTCTCGATGCGGTTCTTGCTCGGGTTTTCCTGGGTGTAGCGTCGGCGACCGCTGATCTGCCAGTAGATGGCCAGGTTTTCCAGGCTGGTGATCAGGGCCGCGCCGTCCGGCACATAGGGCACTTCCACCGGCTGTTTCCCGCCCATGCGCTTCTGCGACAGGATCATGTCGGTGGCCAGCTTCTCGGACGCCGGCTGTTCCTTGTTCACCAACGGGAAATACTTGTCGTGCACCAGGTTGCTGCCCAGGATGACCACAATGCCAGGGTCTTTACGGTGCCACGGGTCGATCAGGTTCGCGATGGCGTCGAAAACCAGTGCATCGAGGTTGTTGTAGTCGGCATCGGCACCGGTACCGATGACGATCTTGCCGGCGACCTTGCCATCCTTGAGCACGCGGGCAGGGGCATTGTTGCGGTATTGCTGGAGCCAGCCGATGTTGACGTCCTGGAGCAACTGGTTGACGGCTCGGTCAGTGGTCGGCGCGGCGGAAGTACCGTTGAAGCCGATCATGATTCGGTCCAGCGCCTGGCGACGCAGGATGGCGTCGCGCAGCAAGGTCTGGAATTCCTTATGGCGCGCCCAGGCATCCAGTTGTGCGTAGCGGATCGCGGTATCGAAGTCGGTCTTTTCGCACTCGTACCCTTGCTTGTCCAGGCCGGACACGTCGCGAGGAACGCGGACACCGTCTCCACTGGTATCGGTACGGCCGGCAATGGTGCTGCTCACACCCACGCCGATTTTTTCACCCTTGAGCTCATCGACACCGTGCATGCCGATTCGAGACAGGAAGTCGCTGGATTCTTGCATCCGCGACTCCAGCTTTTGCTGGACCGAGGGGGTGACAGTGAAGGTTTTGGTCGGGTCGCTCACGCCGTTGAGTTTGGCGATCTGTTCGAGGTAGGCACCGTATTGGGTGCGGGTATCGTTACGCATGGTGTTCTCCGGTTGTCCTTGGCTGTTTCATGTCCGTTTGGGATCAGCAGTCGGTGACGGCATTGCCGGCACCACCGGAAACCGGCGGGCGATCCTTCTGGGTGTGGTCTTTGGTTTCGCCCAGGCGCTTGACCAGGTCTTCGTGATCCGCGCTGAGCTTGGTGAGCTTGGCCTCCAACTCGGTGAAGGCCTTCTTCCCTTTTTCCAGCTCTTCGGCTTGCTTGGCGCCATGGGTGGCCAACTGCTCGATCAGCTCGCCCAGGGCGGCGAAATTGGCGGCGTCCTTGCCTTCCTTGTCCTTGCTCGCTTTGAGGAGACCACCAACCTTTTCGCGCAACGCCGCGAACATGCTGGGGCTATCGCTGGTTTCCTCGAACTCGAGGACGCCCTCTTCGGCAGCAGTGAAGAGGTTGTCCTTGTTTTGTTTGCGGCTGTTCAGGGTTCCATGCTGAGCACTGAACTGCAGTGCCTCGGTGCCCAGGCTGGCCGGGGTGTCGGTGATGGCCAGGCCAACCAGGTAGGCCTTGCCGGTTTTGGCGAAGTTGGGATCGATCTCCACCGAGGTGTAGATCTTCTGGTTTTGCTTGTTCAGGGCGAGCAGCGCGTCGTTGGGCTGCAACTGAGCAAACAGGGCCAGTTTCTTCTCGCCTTTGATCTCGACCTGTTCCGCCTTACAGGCCAGCACATCGCCATAAGCACCAAATTCGCCGCCCGGCCAGGCCCACTTGATGTGCTCGCAGTTGATGCGAGCGCCATAGGTATTGGGGCTGTAGGTGCTGGCCATGTCCTCGATCCAGCTGCGTTCGATGGTGCGACCATCAGTGGTGGCGCCCTCTACGGCAACGCGGAACCACTTGGAGCGGAATTTTTTGGCGGGGGAGTCGGTGTTGTCGGCCATGCTTGAAATCCTCGATGCGGTGGCGTTGTGCCTTGCGATGGGGGCATGGTCCGCAGCGCGCTGCCTGGCGGCAACGCACTGCAGTTGTAGGCCAGGGCCCTACAGGGGACGGAGATAGGGGAACGCGCGCGCGAGCGGCAGCATCGGCGCCATGAACGCCATAGTCGACCTACCCACAGATCATCGCCGCCACGCCAAGCACCTGTATTGGCAGGGCTATCGCGTGTGCGAGATCGCCGAGTTGATCGGCGAGAAAGAGAAAACCCTGCACAGCTGGAAAGCCCGCGACGAGTGGGACCGGGCCACCCCGCTGGAGAGGATCCAGGCGGCGACCGAGGCCCGCTTGGTGCAATTGATCCTCAAGGACCCGAAATCAGGCGCGGACTACAAAGAAATCGACCTGCTGCACCGGCAGCTGGAGCGCCAAGCGCGCATTGAGCGTTACAAGGGGGGCGGTACCGAAACGGACCTCAACCCTGAGTTGGCCAAGCGCAACGAGGGGCCGAAGCGAAAGGCGAAGCGAAACGAGATCGACGAGGACCAGGTCGAGAAGCTGCTCGACGCGTTCCTCGAAGGATGCTTCGACTACCAGAAAGACTGGTACCGCGCCGGCAACCAGCGGACACGGGCAATCCTCAAGTCACGTCAGATCGGCGCAACGTTCTACTTCGCCCGTGAAGCGTTGATCGACGCACTGACCACTGGGCGCAACCAGATTTTCCTGTCCGCCAGCAAGGCCCAGGCCCATATCTTCAAGGCCTACATCCAGGCCTTTGCCCGCGACACAATCGGCGTAGAGCTTTCGGGGGACCCGATCATCCTGGCCAACGGCGCCGAGCTGCATTTCCTCGGCACAAACGCCCGGACTGCCCAGGGCTACCACGGCAACTTCTACTTCGACGAGTTCTTCTGGACGTTCAAATTCAAGGAGTTGAACAAGGTCGCGTCAGGCATGGCGATGCAGAAACAGTACCGCCGGACCTACTTTTCGACGCCCAGCTCTATGGCTCATGAGGCCTACACCTTCTGGACCGGTGAGCGCTTCAACAAGGGCAAGCCGACGGCGCAGCACATCAAACTGGACGTCACCCACAGCGCCCTGCAGATGGGCCGCCTGTGCGAGGACCGGATCTGGCGGCAGATCGTCACGATCATGGACGCCGAGGAGCGGGGCTGCGACCTGTTCGACCTGGACGAACTGCGCTTGGAGTATGACGCCGCGGCGTTCCAGAACCTGCTCATGTGCGAGTTCGTCGACGACGGCGCGAGCATCTTCCCGTTGGCGCTGCTGCAGCCGTGCATGGTCGATAGCTGGACGGAGTGGGACGACTACAAGCCGTTCGCTGCCAGGCCTTTCGCCGATCGGCAGGTCTGGGTGGGTTATGACCCGGCCGAGACTGGGGATACGGCGGGCCTCATCGTTGTCGCGCCGCCGCTGGTACCGGGCGGCAAGTTCCGGGTGCTTGAGCGACACCAGTTCCGCGGGATGGACTTCAACAGCCAGGCCGAGACGATCCGCAAGGTCACACAACGGTACTGGGTGACTTACATCGGCATCGACACCACCGGTATGGGTAGCGCCGTTGCCCAGCTGGTGCGCCAGTTCTTCCCAGGGCTGCGCACCTTCTCCTACAACCCAGAGGTCAAGACGCGCCTGGTGATGAAGGCCTGGGACGTGATCAGCAAGGGCCGGCTGGAGTTCGATGCCGGCTGGACAGACCTCGCCCAGTCGCTGATGGCGATCCGCAAGACCATCACCCCCGGCGGTCGGCAGTTCACCTACACCGCCGGCCGCAACGATACAACCGGCCACGCCGATCTGGCGTGGGCGCTCTTTCATGCATTGCACAACGAGCCGCTGGAAGGCCAGACCGTGGCCAACACCGGCATCATGGAGATCTATCAATGAGCAAATCGCGCAATCGCCGGCAGAAAGGCCGCGATCTGGAGCAGCCGCCGGTGGGCGACGAACTGCTGGCCAAAGGGGAAGGAGGCCAGAGTGTGGCATTCACCTTCGGCGACCCGGTACCAGTGCTGGACGGGCGCGAGATCCTGGACTACCTGGAATGCTGGTCAAATGGCCGCTGGTACGAGCCGCCAGTCAACCTCGACGGCCTGGCTCGCTCAACCAACGCAAGCGTTTACCTTCAGTCTGGACTGACCTTCAGGCGCAACATGCTGGTGCGCAGCTTCATCCCACACAAGCTGCTGAACCGTCAGGCTTTCGAGCAGATCGTCATGGATTGGGGGTGGTGCGGGAACCTGTACCTGGAGAAGCGCGACAACATGCTCGGCCAGGCCCTGGGCCTGCAGCCGTGTTTGGCCAAGTACATGCGCCGCGGAACAGACCTGGCCACCTACTACCAGGTGCGTGGATGGAAGGACGAGCACGAATTCAAGACCGGCACCATCTGCCACCTGCGCGAGGCCAATATCAACCAGGAGGTGTACGGCCTACCCGAGTGGATGGCCGCGCTGCAAAGTGCCTTGCTCAATGAGAGCGCCACGCTGTTCCGTCGCAAGTACTACCAGAACGGCAGCCATGCTGGCTTCATCCTGTACATGACCGACGCTGCCCACAACGAGAAATTCGTCGATGACCTGCGCGATGCGATGAAGAACAGCAAGGGACCAGGCAACTTTCGCAACCTGTTCATGTACGCACCAGGTGGCAAGAAGGACGGCATCCAACTGCTGCCGATCAGCGAGGTGGCGGCCAAGGACGACTTCGGCGCCATCAAGAACATCAGCCGGGACGATCTGCTCGCCGCCCTGCGCATCCCACCGCAGCTGATGGGGATTGTGCCGCAGAACGCTGGCGGGTTCGGCTCGATCAAGGAAGCCACGGACATCTGGACTCAGAACGAACTGGAGCCGGTCCAGACCAGATTGTTGCAGATCAACGAATGGCTAGGAGAGGAGGTGGTCCGCTTTAATCCCTATGAGGTCTCTACCGGCCGCTCATCCTAATATTCAAGCTGTTCGGGCTCGCAGAGTATGCAAGCCCGAACGCCTCAGACCAATTCAGTATGGATTCTATAGGCGTATCGATAAGGGCTTATCGGCTTTCGTATCGGTCTAAAACGAGGACCACCATTGATCTTGATCCCATGATAAAGCCCGGCAGCAGCAGCCGATGCCATTGCCAACTCCGCGCAATACTTAGCCCCAAATTCCCAGGCGCCCATTACACTGCCAACCAATTCAGGCTTAAGATTCAGTGAGACGTTCATCGTTGAGACGCTCATTGGAAACTGCCAGTCCTTACCTAGCGCCATCAAATCGGAACAGGCAGCGTTGATCTCATTGATATGGAATTGAAGTTTCTCAGTCCTGTCTGGCGAATTCGCTACCTCATGAGCAATTGCTTCCATGTGCAGACGGAACCGCATCAGCTCGTCTTTTCTTCGCTCCTTGAGTTCTAGAATCTCATTGAGGTGGACATTCGCGGCGGGTATAGGGATCGCTCTGGACAGCTCTATCAGCGCGCCATTCCCAACTTCGCAGGCACCTCCCTTCACCAACAGTGAGTTTTCACCTTGGGCAATCGCCCAGGCTCCTGGGTCCTTTGCCTCTTTGTCCAAGTATGCGGCAATCTGAGCATCTAGAAGCCCGTAGCCGCCGTAATGGGGGCGATCAAGAATCCCGCACTCCTCAAGATATTCTTCTACACCCCAGCCGGTCATTTTTATTCCGCCGGTTGGCCACGTTAGACGATCCCAGAACAGCAGCGAAAATCTGAGTTCGGTAGGATCAAGCCATGTCTGCCGAGCGTGGAAGCTATCGCCTTCTACAGTTATCGGCGGCGAAACGATCAGGCCTCGGTATTCAGCTTTTGGTGGCGGCTTTCCGTAATTAGGGTCGTTTGCCTTTCTGTATTTCGCCTCACCCATACCAACCCCCCTGAACTGAAGAACATTAGGACTATTGTGAGCATGAGGTTAACCCAACAATAGAAAAGCCGCCCATTACGGCGGCTTTTTTTGTGTCCCGAGGACCTAAAGATGTTCGGGGGCGGAGTATGAAAAACCCCAGTAAATCTTATCACTTTCGCTCCCTTCAAGCTATCTCGAATATCGTCACAGCCCAATAATATCGCGGCTTTCAGAGCATCGGATAGACGGGGGCAATCTCGCGCCAGATACGAACGTCGGGCTTACCGCCCCACGTCGAGAACATCCCTGGATGCGTGTTTTTCTCAAACGTCAGTTGAGCCTTAAGCTCCCTCACTTCCCGCTGCAGTCCCATGACCTGCTTGTTCAGGCCTTCGTTAATCATCGTCAGCTTTCGGATGTCCCGATTTGCTTTGGCGAGGTGGTGCCACACCTGCTCGGTCTCATGGGTCATCACCACCACCTGGTGCTTGAGCAATTCCTCGTGAGTGGGCATGCCCAGGTCGAACTCGTCGTCATCGATCAGCATCGCGGCCCTCTCCAACCAATACTGTATGCGCATACAGTACCAGCTGCCCCCCGGCCTGGCGAGGGGGTAGTCGGCCTGTGCGACCAGCACCCGGCGCGCGCCCTCGTCCCCACGCCACGCCCGCGGTCTAAATGTGTCGGAATTCCTGCACCCCTGCATGACGGCGCGCCCGGCGCAGTCACTGGGCAGCCGAGCAGGTATGGGGTGGGGGGCTTTTCTGCAGATCCCTGCACCGTAGGGGTACGGAGGAACGACCAGAAGCACACAAGTGACGGCTCAGCACGGTCTGGTGATTTTTTATACAGGGGTAGGGGGTATGCGTGAAAAAAGAGTAATCAAGGTAACCAGGCAGGATGGGGTGTGCTGGAGGCCGCGAATTCTCTGGGCTCAGCTGGTTACAGATAGGAGTAATAGAGAGGTAATCTAAAAGGTAATCTTTTGCTAAGCACCTGATTTTAAAGGCTTTTCAGTTTGTCAAAAATCACTTCAAGAAAAGGTAACCTGATTACTCTTTGGTTACTAAAAAATTACTTTTCGGAAAAACGCTGAGCCAGCGTATTTCAAGGGCTCCAGGGGAGAAAACGGTCAAGATTACTGATGTTACTCTTTTTTTCGACCCCCCCTATACCTGAAAAGTGGCGGTCAAGACGCGGGGGCAGGCGCACGCGTAGATTGTTTCTGTGGTGCGTAGTAGCTGCGGGGGATAAAACGGGGAAAATCGAAAGGCTTGGTACGTGCGTTGGTACGTGGAGGCTAGAAATCACCTCATGAAACGCACGCAAGCCCTTGATAAATATGGTGCCGGCACCAGGAATCGAACCCGGGACCTACTGATTACAAGTCAGTTGCTCTACCATCTGAGCTATACCGGCAATGGGGCGTCATTATAACGATCGGTTGGCGCCTGTAAACCACTTCGTTGCGAATGTTCGCAAATGACCTAAGTCACCGACCTGAAAGAAGAATTTTCCTACCAGCCGCGATGGATGGTGGTGACGCTCGGCTCGGTTTTGCCCGGGTTGAAGAACAGCTTGTCGTTGTCGCAGCCGCGCTTGCGGCAGGGGCTTTCGGTGCGCAGGGGCAGGCCGTTGTCGCCGCCCAGCTGCATGCCGGGGTGGTTCCAGCCCAGGCTGCTGTTGGAGTGGGGAGCGGTGCCGCTGGCGCAGCCGGTCAGGGCCAGGGCGAGGGTCAGCAGGGCGAGGGGCTTGGCTTGGGTCACGATGGTCGGGTCCGTTAGTCCATTGTCGGTTCTGGCGCAACGCCAGAAGGTCGCGGGGCTGGCGGGCAGCGCGCGACGTCACTTTTTAATGATTTGGGGGGCGGATGATACACCGTTGCGGTGGTCAGGCATTAGCTTTGTGTTGCTTGTGATGGCCTATTCGCGGGCTTGCCCGCTCCCACAGGATCTCCACAAGCCTTGAAACTGTGTAGTACCTGTGGGAGCGGGCGCGCCCGCGAAAGGGCCATCAGCTGTACGAAGATTCTGAACTTTAGGGCTAACAGCTTCAGGGTTTGATGGCTTCGGAACTATCCTACGCGCGCCGCCGAAGTATCGCTGTTGTCGGGGAAATGGCTCACGGATACCTTTTTCGGGTCGCTCTGGCGACCGGGTGTGAGAACCCTGATCGAATAAGCGCTACCCATTTATGGTGGCCGTACGCGGGCAGACTTCGGTCTGGCCGGGCTTCCTTATTCGACCGGTTTCTCACCCCGCGTACGGCTGCCACCCAAATCCGTGAGAAAGATTTCTGGCAGTCCCTTCCCCGAGTAAGGATTTATGCCATGAAGAAAACCATCATCGAACCCATCACCACCGCAGGCGTGGAAACCTTCCTCGCAGCCGGTAACCCATCTCTCAATCTGCTACGTGTGGAGCCTGGCGTCCCCGTCGATGCTGCCTATGAGCATGTCTCGATCCTGATGGGCTACATCAAGCATCTGGTGCGCGAGGGGGATATGGAGGATGACCATAAATTCCTGGGCGCCGCCGATTATCTGTGCGACATGGCCAAGGCGCTGATGAACGATATCGAGATTGCCAAGAACAAGGCGCATTGAAAGGTGTGGGAGTGGGCACCGCGTTGCATGGCACGGGCTTCGCCCGTGTTCGCGGGCACGCCCGCTCCCACAGGAATTGCGTAAACCTGCCGGCTTTTGAGCAAGAAAAAGAGCCCACAAAGGCCGTGCAAACAATGCTTGCGCCAACCACAAGAAATGTTTATGCACAAGTGGCATCGGCGCCTTGCGCGAAAGGCATGCCGGATCGATACACCGCCGGTCTTTGCGCAAACGCCTGTTTTTACTGGCCTTGACGCGCAAGCTGGAATAAGCGAAACGCTTGAAATAGCGCTTGGATCCAACAGGTAATCACAAGCTTGTTCACAGAGTTATCCACAGGTTGTGCTGCGGCTAACGGTCGCGTTCGGCAAGAATTAGCAGGTTGCGCGGGGTGAGTGGGTAATCGCAGAACAGGCCAAGGCGCACGTTGTAGCCTTGTTCTTCGAGGAACAGGGCACGATCGATTACCAGCCACAGCTCCAGCGGCCGGCGGAACAGGTTGCGCACGCGCTCCAGGTTGCGGACCTCGGCCAGGCGTTGCCAGCCGGCGGCTTCCAAGGCTGCCCAGTCCGGGTTGCCAGTCAGCTGCAATTGCTTGAGTTCAGCCA